AGTGTGTGGGGTACTACTGACCTCACAACTACATGGAGTTCTACTAGAAACAGCATTGAGGCTATGGCTGCATTTTTGAACTCTTTTCCAATGTTTAAAGATGATACACGAAATATATCACCAAATTTTATAGCTAATGCTGTCTACAACTATTCAAGTGGTGAAAGTAAAAGCCGAAGTAATAAGAATTTAACTATTGATGAAAAGAAAGAATGGAAAAACATCATGCTTTCTACTGGTGAGGCCTCAATTACGAATATGGCAGAAGATAAAGCAGGGGTATCGGCTCGTGTCGTTACTTTAGAAGAACAACCTTACCCAGATAATTATGATTTCATCTCATTAGATCATGAATTTAGAGAGAATTACGGAACGCTAGGAATTGAATTTTTTAAACAATATCAATCAAAAAAGGATAAGTATAAAGAAAGTTTTGAAAGCTACTTAAGATACTTTAATGAAAAAGGTATCAATGAAGTAATGCAACGTATTGGAAAGTGTTTCGCCTTATTACAGCTTACTGGTGAAATTCTTAATGATATAGATGGCTTTGAACATGACTACTATAAGATTATTAACCAAGCATATGAAAATATGTTGAAGAATAATAAAACGATAGATAAACCTAAACAAATGCTTGAGGATATGCTGCAATATTTAGATGCTCACCGAAATAATATAACTGGCGATGGATATAGTTACGTAAAAAATGGGGAGATTAAAGCAGTATATAAACGTGGTTACCTATGTATTTTAGGCGATACAGTAAAAGATATATTAAGTCATGAAATGTACACCACAACAAAACAATGGGATAAAAAAGGTTATTTAGTTAAGAAAGAAAAAGACCGTTTACAAATACAGGTTAGACATGAGACTAAAAAACATAGAGGCTTTGCTATTAAAGATGAAGTTATAAAAGAAATGGGATTTGATTTCTCAAATTCTCACAATCCACATTCAGAATTTTAAAAGTACCACATGTACCCGTTGAGTACCCACTTAGAAATAAAAAACGGGTACTCGATAAATATTGTAATATCAAGGTTTGAAAAAGATAGTACCCGAAGTACCCACTAATTAATAATAGTGTATATAATTTTAAGAAATTTAGATTTTATAACTAATTAATACTCACTATTTAAATGCACATACTAAAAGTATTTTAACGGGTACAACGGGTACTAATAACCTTAAATCCTTGTCTATCAATGGTTTCAAGAGTACCCACTCAATAATTAATGACGGGTACGCATTGGGTACTAGTACCACATTTAATTAACATGGAGGTTAAGTATGCCAACAATTACAGAAATAGGACACCAACAATTTAAGATGTTTATAAATAATAATAAATTTCAGCAGCATGTGAAGAAAGAACAAGAAAACATGGCTAAAGGTTTGATTATAAGTCTTTTAACTAATTCTACTAAAACTCATAAAATCTTTATTCAAGAAGTTATTTTATTAAGTAAAAAATATTATCTCTTTTGTTTTGGTAGGGATATATCATTGATAACTAAAGATTTCAAAGCACTCATAAAATTTAATATTAGAAAGCCTAATCCGTTACTTAGTCAATATTTTAATAGTGATTGGATCATTGAAATAGATAACTTAAATTCACTTAAAAAAGGACATGGCAAAATGCTACTAAAAGATATACTAGCAATTTCTACAAAGCTCAATCTTGAGTCTTGCCTATGGACTGAGAGCGATAAAAATACAAAATATTTTGAAAGATATAAATTTGAAAGTATCGGTAAAGTTGGAAAAGATAACGAAAATCTAATGATTAGAAGAAAGGAACGTGTATAGTATGAATAATAAACAATTAAAAGAATTAACTAAGATTGCTCATTTTATGGAAAGTGTAATTAATGAAACAGATAATAGCGTAAGAGATTTTAATATACTTACGCAGCAACAAGTAAATAAGACAACATTTTTAGAGTTCGCACTCAAATTCTTTGAGCGTAAAACGTGGGAAATTGTTGAAATGTTGGAATTTGATACTAATGAATTTATCTTATTGAATGAAGTGAACGAAACATTAGATAGTGTAATGAAAGAAACAGAAAGTATATATCATTATAGTGTGACTGATGAGAATGGTGAACATTATTATACTACTGATAGAAAAGGCCATATCATTGGAATATTAGAGTGGGCATTAGATCAGATTGTTGGGAATATAGATATTGAACAAACAATTTAATATATAGATTTATAGGTCATGCATTTTAACAGGTGCATGGCTTTTTTATATGTAAATCGTAATTGTTAAGATTTGTTAATGATTTTGGATTGAGCTTAGGTAAAAAACGAACATTAGTTCTTATATAGAAAGTCTATGAATTAGTGTGAAAGTATTTATAAACATTGATTTAATAGCATTAAATGTAATGTTAAATAGTTATTTAAATTCTACAAAAACAGAACGTTTGTTTGTAATTTTGGTGTAAATTTAGTATAATAGTGTTATAGAAGTAATTATACTTTTATATAATTTGATTAGTTTTCTTGTTCTCTGAAATCACGAGTACAATAGTTGAAAAATGCAAATTCACTAGATTTTCATTTATTACCTCTTCATTTAATTAGGTCTGCTCAAAATAACTAAAAAATGAGGTATTAAATAATGACAATAACAATTGAAAAAGAATTAACTCAAGATCATATTAAAGTATTAAATGTATTACGCAACACTAAGCACAATATTATTACTAAACAAAATATATTCAATCAATTGAATATGGAGTTTACTAAAAACAATGAAAGATGGTTACAACATACTATTAATAGTTTAGTTGTAGATTATGGCTATCCAATTGGATATAGCTATAAGAAAGATACTAGAGGCTATTTCTGGATAAAGTCGAAAGAACAAAAAGAATTAGCCTTACTAAGTATTAAGCGTCATATTGAGGGCAGTATGAAACGATATGAGGCATTAAAGAAAACTGAGATTTAAGGTGATGTAGTGAGTGCAGCAATTGAAATTATTCAAGAGAAAGTTAGCGATTACGAATTGTTCACTAGATTTAATACTTACTACATTCAATCAAGAATAGCACTCATAGAAAGTGATATAGAAGATATGTATGACCGAACTACACCTAGTTTATGTAGTGATACGGTATCAGAAAGCATTTACTATGAGAGTTATTCCGTTGAAAATTTAGTAATCGCTATATTAGAAGAACGTCAGAAATTGGAACGGTATAAGAGTAGAAGTCAAAGAGATTTAAACGCCTTTTATACTGTTCTAGGGCGTTTCTCTACTAAAGAACAAAAGTATATTAAAGATTACATTAATACACGCTCAGAGGCTCATATGAACGTGGTAGAGCGTTTTAAGATTGAACTATACAAATATATTCATATAAATAGAAATGAGCGTAATAAAGGTATAGAAAACAATTATTCATATATAAATGACAAGCGTCAAAAAGTAAAGACTTATCCTCATAAGTTGACGCTTAACCAAGAGAAAGCACTCAGGGAAAAAGAAGATGGTGCTACTGAAAAGAATATGAATAATGATGAGTTTGTAGCAAAGTTGAATGATCTAGATAAGAAATCATTTAAAGAATTTATTTATAACAGAAATGAAAATAATATCGACTTTGAGAAAGTCTTGATATTGCTACAAGCTATACCGAAACGATTACCACAAAAAGAGATTAAAAAGCCATATAACTACATAAGAGAAATAGGCTTAAAAACTAATTGAAACGAGGAATTTAATTGAAAACTGCAAAATATTTTGATGAATACAACGAATATGTAATAGGACAAAGAGAGGGTATCAATAAACTTGAAAAAGAACGTCAGGAACTCACACAACAAATTAAAGAAGATAAAGCTAAATATAAAGAACTAATTGCTAACTCACAAGATGATGAGGCTGATGAACTCTATACTACATTTGATAGCAATGAGAAGAAACTGAAAGCCTTAGAGAAACGCTTATCGACTAAAAAAGAAGTATTTGATGAGGCTAGACGTAAAAAGGCGATTGAACTAATTAAGCACCAAAAAGAAGTACCACAATTATATAAAAAAGATAAAGAAAAATTATTAGCTAAATTCTATCCAATCATGGAAGAATATAACAAAGTTTTAAAAGAAATTGATGAATTAAACGTTAAGTATGAAAATGAGTATTTACGTTATGCTGCTCCATATTATAAAGAAAACTTTAATAAAGATAATGAAGTAAAAAGAGAATTGCGAAATCACTTTAGAGATATTTTATACAGTCCATTTATTTCAGGAATGGACTTACCAATAATAGATCAATTCAATGATAGACTTAAATTTAGAGGTGATAAATAATGACTAGAAAACACAATTTAGATAAGGTATCAAATCATATTATGTTAGAAACAAATTTATCAGAGAAAGATCGTGATAAATTATTAGATGTTGTTGAGGCACAAATTAATCAAAATAATGATGAGCAACGTAGAAAAGAAGCGAAACAACAATCTAAAAGTTCAAAATCACTTATACAAATGGCTAGAGAAAATCGAATTATCAAAGATTAATATCATACACGCCTATCCTTAGCGATAGGCTTATTTTATCTGTGAGGTGCATACATGAACCTTAAAAGAGTAAACTACTCACTATCATATTATGAAACTAAAATATCTGAATATACTTTGCTAACAGAATATAACCCTAAATTTATTAATACCAAGATTAAAGCTATTACTACACAAATAGAGATGATGTATCACTTAAATATCTCACATATGACTATAAATGATGTGTATGGCGTTGTATCAATATCTTATCCACTAGAAAAGCTAGTGATTAATATAATTGATGAAAAAGAAAAGTTACATCGTTTCAAAGCTAAATCGAATAGAAACATGCAGCAATTAAAACAGGTTATTAAGCGATATACACCTAGTGAACAAAAGGAAATCATGTATTATATGCAATCTAACGGTTCAGTAATAGATTATGACCTTATAGAACGCCTACAACGTGATTTATACGCTTATAATCGTAAAGTAAGTGTTGCTACATGATGTTGGATAAACAAGTGATTAAACAGTTTATAATGGACTATCACAAAGAGAAAGCGTCAAATGTTGTAAGCTATGATGATACTGATATAGATGATTTCTTTTCACTGAGTGATGAAGTCGAACCCTTTGAACTAAGTGAGAATACTAGTAATCAAGTGTTCTTTAATGAACTAGATCAGCTTATTTATGCAGTAGGGACTAGAAGGGAATACTACATATTTTTCTTACTATGTGAAGGGAAATCTATGAATGAAATTGCAAAAATATTTGAGTTAAGTAGAGAAAGAATACGTCAATTATTGAATGGTTTATTAGACAAATTAGAGGAGGGATAACATGAGTGATTTAAACCCTAGACAAGAAAAGTTTATATCTGAATACCTAAAGACGCTAAATGTAACACAAAGTGCAATTAAGGCTGGTTATAGTCCTCATACTGCAAGTGTACAAGGTAGTAGATTGCTAAAGAATGAAAAAGTGGCTAAGTACATTGATGAGCAACGAAAGAAAGTGATTGATGAGGGCGTGCTATCAGCTAACGAACTACTTCATATCCTAAGTAATGCAGCAGTAGGTGATGAAAGTGAAGTAAGAGAAGTTGTAGTTAAACGTGGTGAATTTCAACGCAACCCAGACACCGAAAAAATGAACTTAGTGTACAATGAGCATGTAGAAATGGTAGAAGTACCTATTAAGCCTAGTGACCGTTTACGTGCTAGAGATATGTTAGGTAAGTATCATAAGTTATTTACTGATAAGAAAGAGTTATCTACGGACACACCAATTTTTATTAATATAGGTGAGTGGCCAGAAGATGAGGAAGAAGAAAAACGTAAAGCACTAGATGAAATACACGAACAACACCCTAATAGAACAATGATTATTAATGATATTCCAGATGAGGACTGATAAGCATGAGGTAGAAATTACTACATCGATATTCATTGATGATGTGCATGAAGAAGATTAAAAAATGATTATGAAAATAGTACTTACTCAATTTTGAGTAGGTGCTTTTTATTAAGTTTTTGATTAACCAAAACTATTGCTCAAAAAGAATATAAGCATATTTTTATTAATAAATAATTAAGGTATTGGTATTTTGCAGTACCCTTTATTTTGTATATTTAGTTTTAATTAAGGAATTAGTTTGTTAGTATCAAATTTAAAGATATCTAGGAGGGAATATAAATGGGGTCAGTTCTCACTGTTGCTTTAATATTCTTAATTTTAGCTCTAGTCTTTAAATCTCTTAAGAAAAAGAAGTAAGAGAGATATACATATTTGAGTAGTATTAATTTTAAGTTATAAAAAGTAAGCGTTTTCTATTTACATTTAGAGTCTTTTATAAGATAATAACCGTA